AGCTACTCCATCTGGTATGACTGTTGGCGGAACAACTCTAGTTTTAACCGCTGCTACTTCAGTATCTGCTGCTAGTAATGCAAGTAACTTAATTAAAGTTGGTGACGTTGTGTCTTGCCCATTTGCTGGAACATTAGCTGCTTATGCCAATTTCAATTTCATTGTAACAGGTATTACTGCTACTGTATTAACTTTAGAATTATTAGTCGATACATTCACAACAGTAGTAACTGCAGCTGAAGCAGCTGGCTTAGTATTCTCATTACGTGGTAAAAAAACCTTCGTACCTAAAACTGGTCATTTGAAAAATTCATTCCAAATTGAACATTTCTTCAGTGATGTGTCATTGTCTGAATTATTCATTGGTTGCCGTCCAACACAATTAGCTCTTAAATTATCTCCATCTGCGATGTCTACAGTAGACTTCACATTCATGGGTCAAGATATGAAAGTTAATAACAATACACCAACACCTGTACTTGCTTCAATTCCACAAGCGGCTGGTAATGATGCGGTTGTATCTGCTAACACAGGTGCGCTTTATTTGAAAGACAGTACAACTGGTGCATTAGAAAAAGTTGGTTTAGTTACTGCATTTGATGCTACAGTAAATGGCAACGGTACAGTTGCTCAAGTAGTTGGTTCAACAATCACACCAGATGTATTCTTAGGTGCTATTGACGTAACTGGTAACATGAGTATTTATTTTACAAGTCCTCTTTACCGTGATTCATTCTTCAATCAATCAGATGTTTCTATTATTGCGGTATTCCGTTCTGATGCTTCACCAACAGGTAACTTCATTTCAGTTGTTATTCCTAAAGCTCGTATCACTACAGCTACTAAAGATGATGGTGAAAAAGGTTTGATTTTGACTACTCCATACAGCGCATTGGTTTATGACCAATCTGTAGGTGGTACATATTTCGAAGAAACAACTATTCAGATTCAAGATTCAGCTCTTTAATCTAAAAGTTAATTAAGAGAAACCTAGCCGCTGGAACAGGGCTGGGTTTTTTTTTATTTTTATTTTAATATTGCTATTGACATTTATGTCTAAATATGTAACAATAATGAGTGCAAACTTGTTTGCTAAAAATAAACTAACCAACCAAAGGAAAATATTATGGCTATTTCACTTAGCGATTTAAACGTAGAAGCTCAATCAGAAAAACCTTATGAATTTGAAGTTGTTGATGATAACAATGGAAAAGGTACAGGTATCTTCTTATCAGTATTGGGTTCACATAGTAAAACAATCAGTGATTTCGTTGCAAAAACTTTAAATGCTCAACGCAGAGTTGCTGCTTTAAAAGCTCGCAAACGTGATAACAAAGATACCGACTATACACCAGTAGAAGATGATATTGACTTTTCTATTGAACTTGCCGCTATCCGTATTGTAGCATGGCGTGGTATTACTGAAAACTTTAGTCCTGAAAATGCACAATTATTGTGCCGTACTAATCCAATCATCAAGCAACAAGTAATTGAAGCTTCTGATGACGTAAAAAATTTTACGAAGGGTTAGTTCAAGGTCTTATTAAATATGCTGAGAATGAACTAACCCTATCGTCTAAGCAGAAAGATGGATGCTCATTGAGAGAGCATTTAGTAAGAGTCATGGAAATGACTGGACAAATCCCACATGAATTACAGCCTGTCGAGGTTAGCGACATTGTGATGTACATGTGGGAGTGGTTCTTGCAATTAAATGCAGCACGTCAAAATAATGGGATGGCAATCAGCCCATTGAGTTATTCCGAAATACTCGCGTGGGTTACTTTAATGCAAATCAACATATCCCCGTTTGAAATCACCGTTATAAAAGCATTGGACAGTATGTTCATTAATCACATTAACAATCAAAGCAAGGAAGATAAATAATGAGTACTGAAGGTTCAGTTGGCGTAGAAATTAAAATTACCGATAATTTTGATAAAATTGTAACTGGTGTATCTAATGTTGTCACTGCCATTACCACATTAGACAGTAAAATAGGAACAGCAACTCGAACTATTAATGTAAAGGCATTATTAGTTACAACGGACTTTGATAAAAAAATTGCTGAAGTTGAAGCAAAAGAACATACCATCAAAATAAAAGTCAATGCTCAAGAAATAGAAGCAATGGTTGCTGGGGCAGTTACTGGTGGCACACCGCATACTATTCGCACAACTGTTGACCTAGCTAATGTAAAAGAAATAATCAATACTACATTAAACGCTGAACATCAAATCAATGTGACAGTTAATTCAGCTGGACTTGAAACAAAAGTTGCAGCTGCTATGAAAAACAAATCATACCCAGTTCAAATAGACTTCACTCCAGATTCAGCAGTGGGTAATTCATTGTCTGGAATTTCATCAGCTATGAAAGATATAACTAGATTAACAGGTGAAATAAACAAATTAACAAAAACAGCATTGGGTGATTTAAATGCTCAAATGGCTACTTATTTTAATGACCTTAATCATATTATTGATTTAACAAATAAAGTAGCGGCTACTGTAGAAACAAATGAAAATAAAAAAGCTGAAGCTGCAGATAAAGCAGCTAAAAGAATGGAAGATGCTGCTCAAAAATTAGCAGACAAAACCGCAGAACTTGAAAATAAAAAAGCAACTCAAGCAAAAAAATCTGCAGATGATGCAACTGCTTTAGCTGAAAAAATAAAAACAGATACAATAGCTAAAGCTCAAGAATTAGCAGACAAACAAAAAGAAATTTCAGCTAAAGCCGAAGCTGCTATTTTAAAAGATAAACAAGAATCATTTGCTAAATATCTTAAAGGTACTGAAGCTGTAGTTGAACAAAGAATTGGAATTGAAGAAAAACAAGTTAAAGCATTAAAAGATATTAATCAAAAAGTAGAAGAAGATTTTAAAAATAGAGTTAAGACATTTTTAGATGGACAAAATAGTATAGTTGAAGGATATAGAAAAGAAATTCAAGCTAAACTTGAAGCAACAAAAGCTGAATATGATTTATTAGAAGCAAGAAAAAAATCAGCAATAGAAGCTAAGATTACACAAAGTAATCTAGGTGCAGGTACATTCCAAAACAAAGGTCTTACTGGTTCTAAAACACAAGGGATGGATACAGGTTTTCCAATTGCATTAGGTGGAACAGGTAAACCAAGTAATCAAGTAGAGCAAGCAGTTAGTGATGCTGCAAATATGGATAAGCAAATCGCTGCTTTGCGTAAATATAATGCTGAATATGAACAAGCATATAAAATGCAATATGATATGGAAAAGAAAATCCACAATGATATAAATGCAGCGTATGCTGAAAACACAGCGCGTGATAGAAAAATGTTCCTAGACCGTGAAGCTGCGGAAAATGAAAACGTAGCTCGTGAAAGACGATACATACTCGATTATGAAGCTGCTTATAAAATGCGCTATGATATAGAAAAAAGAAACTATTTGGATATACAGGCAGCATACGAAGAAAACACAGCTCGTGACCGCAGAATGTTCTTAGACCGTGAAGCAGCCAATAAAGAAAATTACGAAAGAGAAAAACGTAATTATATGATGCTTAGAGATGCTTATAAAGAAAATGAAAAGATCGATAAGCAAAAACGTATGGATAGAGGTAAGGCTATTTATAGTGGTGATGCTATTATGACATCACGTCAAGATATAGCAAACCTAAGAGAATATGTGGCAGAACATACAAGATTACATGATACGCTTGGTATGGTACAAAATTCAATAGGTATGGTGACTAACGCTTTAATGCAAATGGGTGTGTATCTGTCCGCTAGACAACTTATGGATTATGCTGACCATTGGATGCATTTCATATCAACTGTGAAAGTAGCAATGCATTCAATGATTGATACAATGCAGCGTTTATCAGGAGAAACTGATATATTGACAAAAGACCAACAAAAATTATTAGTTGAGTCTAAAATAGATGAAGTGTTTAAAATATCACAAGAAACTAGAACATCTATTGAAGGAACAGCTACGTTATTTGGTCGTATGTCAAGAGCAGCTGAAGCAATGGGCATGAGTAATAAAGTTGCTATGACATTGACAAAAGAACTTGGACAAGCTTTGATGATTTCTGGTTTAAGTACTAATTCAGCTCGCGGTGCATTGTTGCAGTTAGAACAAGCATTGGGTGGTGTGATTGTTCGTGGTCAAGAATTTAAATCAGTCAATGATGGTTTACCTATTGTAATGCAAACTATTGTGAAACATTATAATGAAGCTAAAGTTTCTATTGAAGCATTAAATCTAGGCTATGAAAGAGGAACAGAAGCTTACGAAAAATATATGGCAGCTAATAATAAAGTGCGAGCATTGACTATGCCAGAAGGTCGTACTTTAATGCTAAAACAAGAAATGATGTCAGCTGTTTCAGCAGAAGCTTTATTGCTTGGTCAAAAAGAATTAGATGAGTTATCAAAAGATGTTGAAAAAACATTTGAACAAAGTTTCAATTATATTGGAAATGCTTTTTCAAAATATATAGGTACATTGAATGAAGCTTCAGGTGCAAGCAAATCATTTTCTGAAATTGCAAAAGTTATTGGAGATAATTTTGATGCAATTGGTAATGTTGTTCTAGGAGTAGGAACAGCACTAGGTACTTATATGGTAGCAATTGGTTTAGCAACGGTTGCTACAAAATTATTTGCTGGTGCATTATCAACAAATATATATGCAACAACGCTTGCAGTGATAGTTGCGCTTGGTGTGGAAATGTATAGTTTTGCACAAACATCAAAAGATACAACAAGTGAAGCAAATGTGGCTTGGCAAGCATTTTGGAAAACATTTGATGAATCAGATAACCCAATGCTTACAATATTTAAATTAATTGCTGCTGAATTTGAAGGATTAAAAAATACAGTACTTTGGATGGTTGATAAAGTAAATGAATTAAAAGGTAGTGTTGCTGAGGATAGCATGCTTGGTAAAATTGGCAGCGGTGTGTCAAAAGTATTGCACATAGCATCACCTGTTGCTGGTGCAGCATACGATGCATTATCAGGAGCTAACTCTGAAAAAGGAAGTTTTGGTGACAGTTATGACAAAAATAAAGAACTAATAAAACAAAATCTTAAAAATGAAGAACTACAAACAAAAGCCAAGCTATTAGGTATAGATAAAACTTTAGAAGGTTTAGAAAAAAGAATAGAAGCTGAAGAACAAAGACTTAAAGTAGTTGGTATGAAAGAAAGCACGAGTAGCTTTGGTTCTATTGCTATGGATAAAGTAGCAAGAGATGCTGCACATGATGCAATGTCAAATAGAGATAAATATATAGACACAGCTATAAATAAATTTCAATCGAGTTTTATTACAGAATTAGGTAAGTCTGGTACTAATGAAAAAAAGATAACGCTTGATGATTTATTAAAAATGGAACAAAAAAATCTTAGAGCTACTGAACCCAATACAACACTTTTGGCTATTGTATATGATGAGTGGAAAAAACAAAAAGAAGCTTTAGTTTCTATAGAAGGAAAAGCATACGATTTAAAATTAGAGCAAGATAAAATTAATGCTGCACAAAAAGAGCAAGATACTTTTAAATCTAATTTACCAAATATTCAAGAAGGTAATCTTGTTTATATGGAAGGTCAACAATCTAAAATAGAAGATACTTATAAAAAATTAGGTGTAACTCTTAAGAAAACAATGGTTGAATCCTATGTTGAAAGTGTCAATGATATTAATACAAAATCAGCAGAAATTAAACCACGCGTTGCTCCACCATCATCTAAAGAAGTATTAGCTCTTATTGAAAAATACTCAAAAGAATTTAACGTAGATTCAAATCTAGTTAAAGGTGTGATTCAACAAGAATCCGCTTGGAAACCAAATGCACATAATAAATCTGGTGCAAGTGGTTTAATGCAAGTTATGCCAGCTAATTTTTCTGCTTATGGTATTACTGACCCAAGCAACGTAGACCAAAATTTAAAAGCTGGTATTAAAATATTATCTGAAGATATAAAATCTTTTGGTGGTAATGTTAAATTAGCATTAGCTGCATATAATTATGGTGGTGGTAATGTAAGAAAAGTAGATAAAGACATTTCAAGAATGCCAGCTGAAACTCAAAATTATATTCCAACAGTAATGGGATACGCTAAAGAATTCGCTGCAGGAAAAACTGGTCGTTTATCAGCAGAAGATAGTGCAGACCTTAAAGAAAAAGCAACTGAAGTTAAAAAAGTAATGACAGAAGCAATCACACCAGATTTTAGTACTCTATCACAACCATTGAGAAAATTAATGGATGAGGAATTAAAACTAGTAAATGAAATGCAAGCTAAAAAAGATACCATTAAAACAAAAGAAGAACAGCAAAATTTTGAATTAGATAAAAAACGTTTAACATCGATAGAAGGTGAAATAACTAGACAAGTAGATTTAGAAAAAACTACAGATGCTAAATTTGAAAAAGAAATTCGTCAAGAAATGTCAATAGATAAAATTAGAAATAAGTATGGCGATTCGATGAAAAATTTCAAAGAAGAACAACTGCAATCAGCAAAGATGGCATCTATGATTTCTGAGAAAGGTGCGTATGCAGTTGACGAATTAAATCAAATGGCTGCTGCTAATTTTGAGAATGCTGATGCAGCAAAACAACTTGAAGCTAATTTACGTGAAATTCTTGACGCAGAATTAAAACGCTCAGTCTATAATGAAGATGCAAATATTCAAGCACAAAATGAACTTGAAAAGAAACAAAAAATATTAGGCATAGTAGAACAAATCAACGATGCATCTGCTGCTGCAAAGCAAAGTGAAAAATTAGGTAAAGATGCTGAGTCGTCTGTTAAGAATGTGACCGCTAATGCCTATAAACAAGTTGATAAATTAAAAGCTGAAAACCAATCTATCTTTGCTGCTACTGGAACAGGTAAGGCATTTGCTGTTGCAGATAAACGCATGGAACTTGATAAAGCTGTAGGTAATATTTTAGACCCAGAAGCTAAAAAGAAATTCCAAGCAGAAGCAGATGCCTTGTTAAAATCAATGCAATTAAAACTAGATGTGGAATTGCGTGTGGCTAACATTGAAGAATTTAAAACAGGTTTATCTACGTTAACACAATCATTAGGTGAAGACCTTGGTAAAGTTGGTGAAGCTCTTACAGGTATCGCTAGTCATTTTGCTGACATTGCTTTAAGCAATGAAAAGCTTGCTGGACAAGCGGAGATGGAGAAAAATGCGTATGAAGAAAAACTTAAAACAATTACAGGTACAGATGAAAAAGCTAACAAACAAAAATTAGAACTTACAGAAGCTTACAATAAAGAAAAAGAAAAAATTGAACGTAAAGGAACTAAAGCACAAATAGATGGATTTGCAAATATTGCTGGCGCAGCTAGTACAATGTTTGGTGAACAAACTCGTGGTCGCAAAGCATTGCATGCTTTAGAAATCACATTACACGCTACAAGCATGGCAATGACATTAGTTGAAACAGCGGCTAACGTGGCTTCTGGTGCGGCTAAATTCTTTGCACAATCTGGTTGGGCTGGTTTTGCTGGTGTGGCTGCTATGTTAGCACTTATGGGTACATTGGGTTATGCGATAGGTGGTGGAGGTGGTAGTAGTAAACCACAAGATACTTCTGCACCAGAAACAAAATCAACAGGTTCAGTATTTGGTGATAAAGAAAGTAGTTCTAAATCAGTAGAAAACATTGTGACTACTTTAAATGATATTCACTATAGAGAATATGATGCATTACTTTCTATTGGTGATAGTTTTAAAATGCTAAGTAAAGATGTGAATGGTGCAGTTATTCTTGCAGTTAATCAACAAGGTGGTTTTGCTGGTTCAACTAAACAAGCAAGCGCATCTGCATTAAACCCTGCTGGTTCAACTGCAATGATTGGTGCTGGTTTAGCTGGCTCTGTGGCTTTAGGTGCTACAGGTGCATTATCACAGGTAGGTTTGCTTGTTGGTGCGCAACTTGTGAATGCTGGGGCAACAAGCTTAGGCATAGGTATGTCAACTGCTGCAGCATCTTCTGCTGCAATGTCAACAACGGTAGGCACAGCATTGGGAGCAGGTAGTGGTGCTATGGCTTCTGCATTAGGTGGAGCTGTATTAGGCTTAGCTGGTGGTTTAGTATTTGCAGCATTACAATATGGTCTTGGTAAATTATTAGGTATTGGTAAAACTAAATTCGAAGTAATTGGTGCTGGTATTATGACAAAAGCAACTGATGTTATTATTGACGGTGCTGCAAAATCATTGATGGTTTATGATTATTCAAAAATCAAACAAACTACAAAAGGTTGGTTTAGTGATACAGTGAAAATTTATGATATAGTTAATGGCATAAATTCAAATATGACAAGTACGTTCACATCTATATTTGTAAATTTCAAAAATATAATTGGTGGAATGGCTAAAGAATTAAACATATCTGAATTTTTTGATAAAGCATTCACAATACCTAAAATGAAAATATCATTAAAAGGTTTAAAATCTGAAGAAATAAATAAAAAAATAACAGACACTCTTAACACGGTGATGGATGATATAGTAACCAGTGTACAAAATGGTTTCTTAACTCAATTCCAACGTATGGGCGAAGGGATGCTTGAAACATTCAATCGTGTTGCAACAGATGCACTTGTAGTAAAAGCTACATTTAAAAACATGGGAATGGACATATCAACAACTGGCTTTGGGTTAATTACTTTCTCAGAAGCATTAGTTGACGTATTTGAATCTTCAGCATCAGCGAAAGATGGTTTGAAAAACTTTGTAAAAACTATGAATGACCTTTATAAAGTTGCTACAACAGGTGGTCAAAAAACAGCTGATACTGCTGGACAACTTGCTGCTAAAATAACAGCTTTAAATACACAATCTACAACAATAACTACAAAATCAACAGGTATTGCTTTAACCTCTAATTTCGCTAATGATGTTGCAGATTTAAAAGCAAGCACTACTGCGGTTGTTGCTGATGTAGCCAAAGCAGCAAAAGCATTGCCAGCAGCAAATTTGAAAACACTTGCAGCTGATGTAAATAAAGATATAAGAGGAAAAGATTTCTCCAACGATGTGTTACTAAAAAGAATTGGCATGGCATTTGGTACAGATAGTGATAGATATAAAACAGCGGAAAAAAATCCAAATGCTTTAAAACTTACCACAGCTGATATTTTAAAAGTAACAAAATCAGATATTTTTGACAATACTCAAGCATCTGTATCTCTAAGTGCTTATAGAAACTCATCAAGCGGTGAATCACAAAAAATAGCAGATAAAACATTAGCTTATGCCAAAGCATTAGACGCATCTACATTAGTTTTAACAAAACAAGAAACGGCTATAAATAATTTACAAAAAGCAACCGATGTGGATAATCCAGCTGGTATGGATAGATATGCAACAGGTATGTCAACAAATACAGTTGCTAATCAAACAATTATTTCTGGTTTAATTAATAAAGTGATAAACGATAAAACACCGCCAAATACATCAGCACTTATGTCCAAAACAATAAGTGTAACTCTACCAACATTACCAACAGACCCAACTGAATTGACACAAGCAGTTGTATTAGCCGCACAAAAAGAACTTACAGCTGCAATAAATACAATGGGTAATATAACAAAAGGGTTAACATCATTACAAAATCTAACAACTCCAACTACTGCATTAGCTGATTTATCAAAATTAGATAAAAAAGGTAGTATTGATTGGTTGCTGAAAGGGAAAAATTCTCAATTTAACGAAATGAATATAACAAAAGAGCAATTAATGCATCTTACTACTAGTCAATTGAATGCAAATGTAGCTGAAAAAGTCATGGGTGAAATTAGAGATAAGACTGGTGCAGTTACTGGATATGACCAAACAAAAGCTACATATACACAAGATAAAACATCAGGACCTTTCTATACAGAACTTGCTAAAATCATTAAGCATAATGATGAAGCTGCTGAACAATTAAGAGCTATAAAAAAATCACCAACAGGTGTTGCTGATTTTGTAACAAAAACTTTTGGTACTGCAGAAACATTAGGTGGAAAACCTAATTTTGATAAACTTGTTGAACAGGTTAATGATATTGTAAAGATATCAGATGCTGTAGCAAGAGATGATGCATTTGCTTCGCTAAAAGGTTCATATACTGACTTAAACAAAACTGTTGCAACCTATCAATCAGATTTTGCATCAATAGCACAAAATTTTGGTGATACATTAGCATTTACAAAATCAATAGCTGATATTCAAGAATCTTATTTATCAAAAGTAACAACTGAGCTTGAAACAAAAAATCGTGCTTATGCTGAATCATTAAAAGACCTTAATAGTGAAACAGATATTTCTAGTTTGTTAACAAAACAAACTACAACAGCTGTGACAACATGGATAGGAACATTAAATGAAGAAAGAAAAGCGTACTTAGGTATAAAAGAAGTTACTAGTGATGTTGTTGATGAGCAAGGAAATCAAGTAAAAAGTCTTGCTATTACAGAAATGGCATTAAAAGCATTTGACAATAGCGTGACTTCTTTATCAGGAAGTTTACAAGCAGCGTTGACAGCATTAAAGAATTTCCAATCAAGCATATCTGATTGGGTAAGAAATCAAAAAACTACTAATGTTGGAAATACTAAATCACAAATGGATGAAGCAAGTAGACAGTTTGATACATTAATGTTAAAAATTAAAAACCCAGCTGTATCTGCTGAAGATAAAAATTTAGCTATGTCAAAAATCACAGGTTCAGCTGATGCATTATTAAATGCTGTTAGAAACTATTATGGTACATCTAAAGCTGGTGCAGATATTACTTCTGAAATAATAAAACAAATGGACACATTACCTGATTCATTAACTACACAAGAATTGATGTTAGGTGAGTTACAAAAAATTAAAGATAACACAGCAGTATTACCTACATTCGTAGGTATGACACAAGGTAGCACTGATACCATTGATACATTATCAAAAGCAATTGCAGCTGCAATGGCATTAGACAAGTCTAATCCATCATTAGCTAATACAGCTATATTAGATGCTAAAGCAAATATACAATTAGTTTTACAAAAAGCTGTTGTAGGTGCTACAGGTGCAGATGCTGTATTCTTAAATAATCTAGTTTCAGCTATCGGTGGCGATAAAGGTTTATCGGCTACTATTGACGCAGTAGTAAATGCTAAGCTTGGAACAACAACAACAGAAGATGTGCTTAATACTTTGAAAACATCTTTTGCTGGATTAGAAGTTGAAATTGAAAAAGTTAAATTGAATCCAACTGAAGCTAATATCAAACAGATGCAAGCTGATATTGATAACTTCAAAGTTTTAACTATGAAAATAAATGGTAACGTGGAATCATTAAAACTCAATCCCGATGACCCTGTATTAAGAAGACAGTTGCAGGAATCACTAGATGAGATGAATGATTTTACAGCTAAAGTAACTGGTATAGATATTACAAGTACAGCTAAACGTTTAGCTGTTGGTGATTTAAAATCAACATTTGCTAATAGCACTTTCAAAGTTAATCCGTCTGTTAGTAATGGAAGTATTATTGAAATGATGTCTACATTACGTGAAAAATTTGCAGCCCTTATTGCTAAAGTAAATGTAACTGATAATCCTGTGGCAACGGCTACTTTAAAAGAAAGCTTTAGAAAATCATTCGGTACTATTGATTCAAAAGTATTTACTTCTCTTAATCAAGATAGCAAACTAGCAGTATTAAGTGCAATGGATGCTGCATTTGACCATATTGAAGCTACTGTAGACAGTACATTAAATGAGTCTAAAAAAGCAACTGTATTAACATCACTCAATCGTGCATTTGGTATTATACCTTCAGTAGTTACTGCAAATATAAATGAATCAGCTAGAATCGCAGCAGTTGAAGCTTTAAAAGTATCGTTTAAAACAATTACCACTGGTATTGCTCCAATGGTTAATGAAGATTTAAAACTCAAAGCACAAGGGATATTAGATAATGCTTTTGATACTGTAGAAGCTACTATTAATAGCACTGTTGGTGAAGCTACTAAGAAAACTACATTCAATGCATTGAAAAATGCATTTTCTACAATAACAGCTTCTATTAGTTCAGATGTTAATGAAACATCACAGGGGCTTGCTTTAACTGCATTAGAAAAAGGATTTAAAGCAGTTAATGCTAACATAGTGAGTGATTTAGATGACGGTGCTAAATATTCTGTAGCTAATGAACTAAAAACAGCATTTGGTAAAATGACTGATATTATTTCAGTAGAACTAGACCCAAAAACTATGGACAAAGCATTGACTGCTATAGATAGAGCTTTTGGTAGTATCGATGTATTAATTTCATCTAATGTTGAGCCAAAAACAAAACAAGCTGCCATAAAAGAAATAACAGCTGCATTTGGTACTATCAAAACATTGGTTGAAAGCGATGTTGATGAGGAATCAAAATACAATGCTATTGCTGCATTAGAACGTGGATTTGCTACAGTTGAAGCTGTTGCCTATGCTAGTATCTCACCTGCATCTAAAACAGCAGCAGTTAATAGTTTGAAAAATGCTTTATCTGGAATTCAAGCCTTAATTAATGATGTAGCATTGAATCCAACTGATACTAATATCAGACAGCTTAATGATAAGATTAAAAAGTTTGGTAATCTAACTGCACAAGTTGAAACCACTATCAGTGGAATAGCGATATCAACTAGTACTGAAGCTCAATTAGCTCGTGATATTTCTGCAATAGATGATTTAATGGCTGATGTTGGTTTAGGTGTTAAGAGTGGTGCAGCAACTGATTTGAATTCTCAAATAGCTGCTCTAACTAGTGCTATAAAAAATATTAAAGTTACTTTAAAAATTGATTTTGATGCTGTATCTGATGAAGCTGTTTCAAGAGTTGAGGGTATTCAAGATATATCACAAGACCCAATGGTATTTAAAATTCAAGTTCCACAAATAAGTACAGCTACTGTTGATAATTTAACAAATGCTCTTAAAGAATCAACAGCTGAAGCTGCTAAAATGATTACAACTTTTGATTCTATGTTATCCAATGCCCAACAAGTTCAATCAGCTATTGATATATTTGCCAATGGTAATACAATGATTGCTGCTTATATACCTCTTGCTGGTGAAGTTAGAGGTAGAGAAGGTTATCAAAAATTAGCAGACCTTACTGAAATCGAAGCTCAAATGCAGTTGACTACTACAGAGAAACAAAGACAAACTTATACTGATTTTGGACAAGATAAAATAAAAACAGAAAAGGATGCGTTGAAACTTGGTTCACAACTTTATTATGATTTACAAACAGGAAGTAGTAAATATAATATTGCATTGAGTTATGTTGAAGGTTACAACTCAACACATACACCGGATATTCCACAAAAGGTTCATGTATTAGATGGTGCAAAGAATGAAGAATCGTATGCTGCTGGTGCAGTGTTAGGTAAAAATCCAAAAACAGATGCGAATAATGCATTAGCTGCTTATAACAGAGCATTGGCTATTATAAAATCTAGTTCTGATGAATACTATAAATTAATTGGCTATAATCAAGGTGGACAAAGCCCTTCATTCTTCGCAATGGGTGGTGCATTTACAAATGGCATAGTTAACACACCTACTGCATTTAACATGGGTGTTATGGGTGAAGCTGGTCCAGAAGCTATTATGCCATTAGTGCAAACAAGTGGTGGTCTTGGTGTTCGTGCAATACCTGCTGCTAATGACAATAACAATAATTCTGAAGAAGAATTACGTGAAGTTAAAAAACAAAACCAAATCTTAATGGCACAAAATGCAATATTGCAAGAAGGGTTCAAACAACTAATTAGTGTTAATACTAAACAAGCTGATAGCCTAGATAATATTGAAACAACAAATCGGAGAGCTGCTGCATGAGTAGTTGGATAGCGACAATACAGGTACTGGATACAAATTCAGTACCCAAAACACTTTACTTTTCAGATGATGGATATACAACAGCAGATGGTATTTATTATGAAGCCCGTATGCGTCAACCCGCTATTATAAACATAACTGGTAATGATGGTGGATTATTAAATGTGATGGCTAGTAATTCTGTTGGTGAAATTGAATTAGATAATACAGATGGTTATTTAGATTTCATGGCAGATTATTACATAGATGGTCGAGATTGTATATTGCAACTTGTGGATGACAATAATATATTTACCACATGGTTTAGAGGTATTGTGACAAGACAATATCAAAAAGGCAATAATGTCTATCTAACTGTGAAATCTTTATCTGAAGCATTAGATACACCTTTTTCACTTAACCGTTATGATGGTTCAGGTGGTACACATGGCGTAGAAGGTTTGGCTACTGACATACGTGGTAATGTGAAACCCCGTATATATGGACGTGTAATAAATGCTACGCCTATATTGTGCAATGCTGCATTAGGTATATATCAAGTATCTGACTTAAGTACTTGTACTATAACAGCTGTGTATGACAAAGGTGCGTTGCTAACACCAGAAGCATCACCAAGAGCTTCGTTAGATGCTTTAGCTGGTTACACTTCTGGTGGTACTGATTATGATACACCACCAGCAGATGGATATTATGCATATTATCAAGGTTACTTTAGAATAGGCTCAATGCAAACTCAACAAGTCACATGCTCAGCGGAAGATACTGTAATAAATGCAGGTGATGTATTTTTAAAAATATGTCAAAGTATTTTATTCTCTAGTGGGGCTAGAACGATAGGCGAAGTTCCAGTAACGCTAAGTGATGTGCTTTATAAATACCAAGCGTCAGCATCAACTACAATCAAAATAAACAATGTGTTTAATGATGGCGCACCATTAGATTATGCAGGAACACCTTATGCGAGTTTATCTGAATTTAATAGTACAGCTCCTCCTGTTGGAACATGGCGTGACTTTCAAGGTTATTTTAGATTAACACCTCCTATTGATGACCAATCTTACGATAGCATTAATGACCGTTGGAATTCAATAATAATTAACAATGTGACCTATAATTCAACTGATACAGCAATTACTTATGCGACTACACAAACTGTAGCTGTAAACACAGATTCAACTTATGGCATAGCAGCTGTATTAAATCCACTTGGACCGATTGGGATATATATAACAGCTGATACTACAATTAGACAGTTACTTGATAGTATTGTTTTATCTGGTGGAGCTTATTGGTGGTTTGGTGATGCAGTTAGTACTACAAACTATGCATCGAATAAAATTAACGTGGCTTTATATAAAGAACCTAGTTCTACTGCTGATATAACTATTGAAAATTGGCAAATTATTTCTGTTGAGAGAACATCAACAGGTGTTGGTCAAAACGGCTTACCTATATATTCTACTATGGCAAAATATGATAAAATAGAAACTATACAAACTGATGTATATGGTGTAGTTAGTGATAACTTTAGAAGTTGGCAAGCGCGATTATTAATAGGTTCGCTTATAAATGAATCTGCTGATTTAACTGTTAAAGCCAAACACCCACAAAGTACTCGTTTAGAGTTTAATAGTTTATGTCGTAGTCAAACTGCGGTTAATACCCGCACAGCTGCAATGTTAGCTTATTTTAAGAAACGTTGTGATGTTCTCGATGCAGTTGCTTATTTTGATGAATTACCTAGAATAACATTAAACATGACAGTGCGTCTTTACTATAATCGCTTAGGTTATACCAATGGTGTTAATTTTAGACTAGTTGGTTATGAGATTGACATTAAACGTAAGCGTGTGACAATGCGTCTAATGGGGTATAAATTGATATGATAATTATTGACTATGTTACTATAATGTGTTATAGTGTTAAAATATTTGTAAATATAGGTAAAATATGAGTAATATAATAGTATGTCATCCAAATAGATTAATTGAACAAACTAAAATATGGTCTAATGCTTCAGCATGGACTACTGGTTTACCTTTGGCAAACATATTAACACCAACATTACAAAAGAAAGCTCGTACTACTTCATTTGCAATAAATGTACCAGCAACAGCTTGGTTTGCAATATCATTGCCAAGAACACCAGATAGATATATGGGAGCTATATCATTAATAAATCATAATTTTAGCACGTCTTCTAAAGTTAAATTTACTGTATATAAACACGCACCTTATTTCTACAGTGAAACAACAGCAACTATATCAACATCATTGACATTAACTATTCCCAGTAGTACTGTTATATTAGCCGCTGGAACATCTATTAAAATGTATGCGCATAGTTCTGACCCAACAGTAGATGATGACTTTGTATTAACTGGTACAATAGGTTCTGTTGCTCTAGGTGCTACATCAATTAGCATAACTAATATAGTTATTCCAAATGGCTTTTTAGGAAAAACTTTTTCAAAATGGTTTATTGGTGATAGCACAGCTGTTCGAATAAATAAAGCTACATGGAATAATACATGGACTAGGGTTACAAATACTAGCGATATATCTTCTATTTGGAATAGTACTACATTTTGGAACGGTTTAATTGAAGAAGAACAACGTAATAGTTATACAAAAATACACATATCACAATTATATACAATAGCTTCAACCACACAACAAGCGTATGGCTCACATTTACACGTTGAACTATATGATAGTGCATCTACATATTTAGAATTAGGTAGAGTTTTCATTGGGCAAATTGTTGCACCAATAATAAATCCAGAATACGGTGCAGTGCAATTTGGTTATATTGATAATTCAGAAATGCAACAAGCTAATAGTGGTACAAAGTATTTTTATGAAAAACAAAAATTAAGAACAGTTAGTTTGCAATGGAATCATCTAAATGTAAATGAAGCATTGGGTGGTATATATGATGCGTATCGTTCACAAGGTATAAGTAGGGAAGTATTGTATTTATATAGTTCCGATGTAAATGAACCTTATGCGTATGCTAAATCATTCTTAGGTAGATTCACTTCACTAGATGCAATTGGAATACCCAACCCTGGTTTATATTCAGCAACAGTAAATATAGAGGAAATTTTATAATGGCAAATACAGCTACATTCCCGTTAACGGGTCATACTTATACAGACGATTCTGACCCTAATACTGGTCTTGATGGTGGCGGTCACGTTGCTAGATTTGTCCCTGCATTAGCTGACGTAGTTTTAGCTTGTGCTGATTTAGTAACAAAAATAAACACAGCTTACGATACAATTGACAATAAAGTATTAACTGGCACAACTTATATGGATGCTGTTGCGGCTACTGTGGCGCAATCAGCTTCTACTAGTGCAACATCAGTCACATCAATGACAGGTTCAATTTCACCAAAAACATTTACATTAGCTCAAACTGGAAAAGCTTATTCTTTAGGTCAAACTGTGAATATAGCAGATTCAACTGTAACAGTAGTTATGTCTGGTTTAATTACAGCCTATAATTCAACTACTGGTGTTATGACTGTAAACGTTGGAACTTTATTAGGGGCAGGTACATTTTCATCTTGGGTAATATCAGTTGGCGCAGCAGGGGGTGGTGTGGCTACATCATTAGCTACATCTGGTTCTCCTGTATTAGTAAATAGTTCTTCTCCACCAGTAGCTAAACAACTATTAACTGCCACATCAGCAACAACAGCAACATGGCAAGATGCTCCAAAATCTATGCCAGATTTTTTATTAATTAACGCAGGAATTATATAATGGCAATTACAGCTCAATATTCATCTATACCAAAAGCAGATGGTGCTATAGCAATAACACAAGATACATCTTTAACACAACCAACTATTGCTAATGTTGCTACAGTTTTTACAGCAGGTAGCTCTGGTTCACGTATTGATAATATTTTAATATCAGCAACTGGTACAACTGTAGCAGGTCAATTAAGATTGTTTATTGCTAAAGGTTTACATGGTAAAACAATCACATCTATAACATCATCGACAACAACAGCAACAGTTACAACATCAACTGCACACAATCTCATTACAGGTGATTTGATAACAGTACAAGGAGCATCTCCTATTGAATTTAATGTTAAGTCTACTGCAGTAACTGTGTTAACATCTACAACATTTACTTATCAAATTACTTCTGTGTCTTCAGTAGCGGCAGATACAGTTGGTTATTACTCATCAACTAGATTAGGTACAGGTATTCAATATTCTTTATTAAAAGAAATTACTTTTGCAGTTGTTACACCATCAACAACAGTAGCTGCATATAATTTACAATTATCAAGTTTTATGAATCCTGAGATGTTGCCACTACAACTACCAGCAGGATATTCATTACGTGCAACAGTAAGCACTACGCAAACTTCAAGTGGTATAAATGTAACAGCAACTGGTGGCGATTACTAATGTCAAATCAAGGTTTACGTGGCATAACTCCTGATTTAAAAAATGGAATAAGTCGATATTCATTTGTTGGCTATACTGCTCCTAGTTCTGGTGTTATTAGATTAAGTCTTTTGGATGTTGGTAAACGTATAACTATTAACACGCAGATTGCTGAAACTTTTGTTATTTTACCTAGACTCTATGCTACTACTTTAGATAGAAATATCATTATTTGCAATACGTCAACTAAACCATTAAAAATTTATAGAAATGGTAGTAATGGTTCAAACTTTGCTGCATTTTTAACAATTGTTCCACCGAAATCATCAATGTTATTAGTGTGTACGTCTATATATTCAATTGTAGATGTTAGTACTACTTTATATGGAACATGGGCAACCACTTTAGTTGGAACATCTCCAATAAATACTAGTTCTATATTATTGACAGCTACATCAGGTAGTGCATTTACTTATTGTAAATTAATAATGTTCGATGATAGCAATGGTGTGCTTGTTGGTAGTTCTGCGGCAGGTACAATTGGAGCTGTGGTTTGGTTGACATCAGGTTCTAACATAGCTATATCTAGTTTAACAACTTTAAGTGGTAATAGTGTCGGTACTTTTGCAGCAGCAAAATTATCTTCAAATTCAATTATTATAGCAACATCAACTTCAAATTATGGTTCTATGAATACACAAGTAGTTACTGTGAATTTAGATGGTGCTATGTCATTTAATACGTTAGGTGTAGTTTTTAATGTGGCTTCAGCCGCAACGTATAATGTTCTTGATATAGTTGCTTTAAGTGCCACACAAGCTGTACTTTCATTTATCCTTTTTGGTGCAAGTGAGCAGTATAAAGCAGCTGTTATTTCCATAACTGGAACAACTTGTTCAGTTTTAGGTGGTGGTAGTTCTGTTGGTATAAATGGAACAGGGACTGGTACTGCTGGTGGTAGTAAAGCTCAATCGATACCGTTGACTTCAAGTTCTTGGTTATGGTTATTTGATAATTATAATGCGGGAAATCTAAATACACACGGAATAGTTTGTACAATTAGCGGCTCAACAGTTACTTATAATGGTACTCCAGTTAACATAGGTTTATCTCTTGGTGGTTTTGAAGCTATCGCAAATTCAGCAACACAGGTTTTAGTATTAGGTTGTAATAATACAGGTTATCCATTATTTGTAGTAATAAGTATTAGCGGTACAACAGTATCAACTACCACATCAAAATCACTAAGTAGTTACGGTGTAGCACCAAAGACAAATTTGATGTATGTATCTAATAATACAGCTCTTGCATTAGTAAGGAATTCATCAGATGCTTCATTGCGTATATATATAGTTTTATTTTCAAGTACTACTGTTGACATAGCACCTTATGAATTAATTATTGCAGGTTCAGGTTCAGATACTATGTTTGGTTTAGCCTCTGGTACTAGTGGTTCATTGCGTTATTTTGTATATAATAAATCAGCTGGAACTAACCAACCAACAATTACACCTATTAAATTAGCTTAATGAGAACTTTATGTCAAACAACGGATTAATATCAACTGCAATTAGACCAACAACTAGATTTAAAAAATATGAATATAGTAATTTAACAGATTATGTTTTTTTAACAGATAGTGCATGTAATAATACTATAAAAATAACTGAACCAAATGGATATGGTGTCGTATTGCCTAGCGGCTCAACTTTAAAAAACAATAGTTTAATATTAACACATATTGCAGCATCTGAATCAAGCGAATTTAAAATTTATGATACAACAGGAAATACATTTTTAAAATATATTCCTGTTGGAGCTAGTATGCTGTGCTTATGTACAGATAAAGTAAATAATACTTGGCAGTTTGCATTACTAGGTTCTGTTGAATTAGGATTAATTACTAATAACGGTATATCGCTTAGTGGTGGTACATTTAGTGGTGGTATATTCCAAGTAGTTAGATGCACTGATACAACTGGGTTTGTAGTAACAAGTAGTTCATATGTTGCCTATGTTTCTCCATATACATATGTCGCTGGTTCAGGAACTTTAACATTGGGTACTGCTGCAAGTCTTAGTACTTGGAGTGTTGGTGCGTTAGCTGGTAATTTAATAAGAACGGATAATACACATGCTGTATATACTTATAAAAATACAGCAAATCAACCATCGTTAATAACTTTTACTCACAATGGTTCAACTGCGGCTGTCACAGGTTATGGTAATATACATACAGTTAATTTTTTTACCTTAGAATCTGAAATGATTACATCCACTGTAGGATTGATGTCGTGGATTACAAATCCACCTTCAGGTTCTATGTATTGGTATATTTGTCCGTTTGGATGGAATGGCACAACTGTAAGCTCAAATCCATCTATTGTTATAGTTGAAACAAATCCTTCACAATTGAGTGGTCATACATCAATATGTAAAGCTGGCTCAGGTGTAGCTGCTACAAATAATATTAATTTAAAATATATAACTTTAAATGGTACAAATGCACCAACAATAGTAACAACAATAGCTTTAAGTGGGCTTATTGCAAGTCAATATGTTGGTTTGAATTCATTTGATGGTTCAGTTTTTGCAATGTCTTATTACGATACCAGTGGGTATCCACTTTTAAGACTATATGCAATGTCGGGAAATAGTTTCTCAGTACTTCAAAATTTAAACGTAAACACTGTGGCATCTACAGGTACAAGTGGTATTGCTTATTACCCTTCAGATGTTTTATTTTTATCAGCAACAAGAATTCTTGTGCTTTATTTAGATGAAAATAAAAAAATATGTGTAAAGCTAGTGGGTTTAAATACAACCACTAATACAATGTGGTTGATTTCTAAAACACCTATCACAACTACTATAACAACAGGATATGATATAGCTTCTGGTATTAGATTAAAAGCAATTTCATCAACATCTTTTGTAATAACATCTGGGAATGGTTTTAATGATGTTACTATGATTAATAGCAATGTATTTACAATAAGCTAAAGGAACAATTATGCCATCAAAATCATTAGCACAACACAAAACAATGCTTGCTGCAGCACACAACAAAGCCTTTGCTAAAAAAGTTGGCATACCAATGTCAGTAGCAATTGACTTTATAAAGGCTGATAAAAAAGCTGGAAAGTTTAAAGCCAAAGAAAAACCAAAAGCCAAAACCAAAACTAAGTCAAAGTCTAAGGGCTAATGAGCATTTAGGGCTAATGGACATTTTGACATTTGCTGGTGAGGTTGGTTTTCCAATAGCAATAGCGTTAGCTGGGATATATTTTGTCTTGCTAACGCTAAAGTTTATCCTATTAAGTGTACAAGGTTCAATACAAGAATTGATTATTATAATGAAAAAGTTAGATAATCGTGTGACATGTATGAGCAATGACATCATAAAAATAGACATACTTGCATCAAATATGTTGGACTTAAAACCAGACATGGATAGAATTTCTCGTTCTGAAAAAGAGGACGCTAGGAGTGATTAATGGAATTACAAGAATTGGCTAATAGCTTAAACAAATTTGGATTTCCCGTAATTGCATCGGGTGGTATGGGATATGTGATTTACTTTGTATGGATTTGGGCAACTACAATAGTAAAACCATTACTATCAGAAGCCATAGATGTGTTGATTGCATTAGTTGACCGCATAAGATTATTGGACAATGATGTGATAAGATTAACGCAAAAGATTAACGTAGCATTAACCTACAAAAACAAAAGCCCCAATTAAGGGGCTTTTTAGTATCTAGGCAATCTGACCACTCTTTAGCACTTGTGCTAATTCAATAGCTCTACCGTGTACTTGTCTAGCCCAACGTGAGTGTAATAACTCATTAGAAGCTAATTGATATTTATTGTTACGAATATACTTAACAGCTTGTTTGAATGATGATAAACCACCAACGCCCATGTTATAACTCATGTCGAGCATCACATATTGCACATTGTTTGGCAGTGTACCGTACCATTCAAAATTAACTGCTAAATCATCATTTAATTTGTGACACATCTTTTTAGCCAACGATGTTGCTTGCCACTTTGTTATGCCATGTTGTTTTAATTTTGAAATTTCAACTTTAGGTAAGCTAAGTGGATTTTGCGTAAGACTATAACCATAGCCTATTGAATAGCCATTAGAGTCTTTGTATTGCTTATCTCTAAACCCTTCGTGAGCAATCGCTCCGTTCAAACAAACAGCTAACAATGTACTTGCAATCATAATTACTTCCTCAATTTTAAAAACTTAATATTAACATATTAATCTTAAGATAATATTAAGACGTTGCTCCAATGTCTTTTAAGATACGGTAGGCTTCAGTTATATACCATTGCTTATCTAAATCAGCAGGTAAGCAATCTGGTAATCTTTGCAATGGTCGGCAATTATTACTCATTGGAACAAGGTTGCCACTATTGGCATATACGATGGCTGTGTTGGTCGAATTACTGTGATAGTATCTAACTGTCTTACCTAAGTATTCACCGTCCTTTACAGCCCCTCCCTTGACGTTTCTCAATGTGATAAACTTGCGTATATCTGTATTATTGTTAATTGTATCTTCAATAGCAATAACATTAGTCAAATAAGCAACTACAGCTTCAGTACATACCACATTGACAGGATTCTTAGCTATTGATGATTCAGCATAAGCACCTTTTAATTTAACTTCACCATTTGTTTTGATTGCAATATAGTTATTCACATCTCTATTGTAAATAGCTGAGTAATGTGTTTCTTCCATAATCATATTACAATGTTTTTCAAATCGTTTTGTGATGTCCTGCAACAAATCATATTTATCTGTATCACAGTAAACAACTATGCCATCTGTGTTAGACAATACTACGTCAATACCAGCAAGTTGTAAACGCTCCATAAACATAAGGATAGTTAATTGACCAGATATTGTGACTTGCGCTAATAAGCGTGGTGCATAGAGAATACTGTATTTACTGCCAAACTTACCAAACGAACCATTAAGACAAATCTTAAGCATAGCATCTTTAACTTTATCTTTATTTTTCTTAGCTTGTAATCGTGGATAAAAGATTTTATTTTCATAAAGATTCAAGAATCCAAAACCCAATGATTCTGGTGATAATTTTTGGTCAATAATCATTTTTGGATAAAATGATGCGGCATCAATATCAGTTACCTTTTTATTTTTAGTAGCAATATAAGCAATGCTTTCTTCAACAACATGCAAACCACCCAAACCCATCTTGTGCTTAATACCACCAATAGTCACAATCAAACCCTCAACATCGGGACACATTACCTTACCTTCTCCTGTGTCAATATCTGCATTGCGCACTATCTCAAGAATAGCTTGTAATTCTGGTGTTTTAAAATTGATATATGCTGGCACAGTATATTTGAATTTAAAACTAACAAATTCACGCTTTTCAGCTTCACGACCAGTTAGCTTTTTATATTCAGCACCAATGATAGCTTCAGCAACCTGTGCATCTGATTTAGAACGCAAGTCAACATCATATTCGGCTGTCATCTTTTCACGTAATTCAATAGCAGATAATCTATCTAAATAAACTAATTTAGTTACAGATAAATCATTGGCACAATAATACTTGACAACTGATATTTTCTTTTCACAAAGGGTACTTAATGGTTTAAATGGTAAATCAATAATGCTATCGCAATGTAATCTTGCACCATATAGTTTTAATGAATATTGCAATGGACACAATTCCATAATGTCAATTTGATTTATATTGACAAGTTTTGTTTTGAATGCTTTTAATACTTCATAGCCACGCACTTCTTCTTCAATTATCATGGTGGTTGCACGTTGCATATCAGCACATGTTTTATTATTTAAGAATAATGACATGATGATGGCATCGAAGCCAATGCCGTTAAAAGAAATCAATTCTTTATTATCAATAATATATTGTAACTTACGATAGTTAGGTTCACCATGAAATTCAGATAGTTCAAAGAAAGCAACCTTACCACTATCGATGCCTTCAAAAGCAATCAATGTGTAATTAGCATACACCTCAATGTCATATGTCAATCGCTCTGTGCAATCCACTAATTCACGGTCTGTGTATTCATTAGGAATCCATCCAGCAACCTCGTCAAGAAATGGAATATAATCCTCATTTTCCCAAACTCTTTCTGGTTTAACTGTCATGGTTTTTGGCTCAGCTTGCCAAAACAAACCATCCAAATCTCTACGTTGTTTACCAATAACCACAGGTTGATTATCAAAATAACGCTGTAGTCTTTCTAATACATCATCATTGAGGTCTAATTGAAATGCGT